CGAATATACGGATTTCTTTTTTAGCCTGTAATAACTGATCGTTATAATAGTCTAACGCCTCAGGTATTTTACTAATATCTTTTGATATTTGGCTATACCACATAGTTAATCCCAATCGTCATCGTCAGCAGTCAATTCTTCATCAATATCAAGATAGTAGTTAATTGCCGCATCAAGATGATCATCTGTACCTAAACTTTCTTTAAGTGCTTCATCGGACACACCATAATCTGCAAGTAAGTCAACAAATCTTTCTGCTAACGTTTCTACTTGTTTTTTATCTGTATGTTCTTTAAAAAGATTCCAGGTATCTACGATTTGTGAACTATCCATACTTAACTTACTCCTCTGTGACTGGTTCGATTGTTTCGGGTGCCTCTTCCTCTACATCAGTAATTACCTCTGACTGAACTTCACTGAACTCGTTCATGACTCTGTCAAGTAAAGGTCCGCCGGCTTCCCATGCTTTACGATATTCCTTAATTTCTTCTCCATCTTTGGATACAAATTTAAGTCTGTTACCGTCTTTCTTAAGCATATCTTTTTTCTCAAACAAATCAACAAGTCCACTGTAAGGATTCATTCCTGTTTCATATGGAATTTTAACTTGTACACCTTCGAACGGTTTTGCGTAACGTGTCTTCATTACTTTACAACCTGCTCTAATACCACGTACTTCGCTAATCTTATTACCTGCTTCATCTTCTTTTAGTTTCAATTTCTTCATTGCTACTACAATAGATGACGCATAGATAAATCCTTGTCCACCACTAATTTTATCATCAGGGTCAAACATATCTTGCGATGCATACGTATGGTTAGTACATACAAGTCCTACATTGTGTGAGCCAATCATGTTAACTGTGTTTCTTACAAGTGATGTAAGTGCCTTAGGTTTTCTACCCATGTCACCCTTCATATCACCTTTGTTAAACTGGTCAACATCAGTTGGTGTTAACAACATACCTAAACTATCAATTACAAATAATACTTTAGGACGTTCTTCTTCCGACATTTCTTTGTAATCTGCCATAAACGTTGATACTGTTTTAGCAACATCATCAATCATTGACATATTAAGTTTTAGTAGTTTGCTTTCGCTTGTATCAACATCAAGTGCTTGTAGCCAAGTTTCATCAAGTGCGTTCTCACTGTCAATTAGTACAACAAAGATACCTTGATCTTGTGCCGCCTTTACAATGTTACCTGCACAGATATATGATTTACCTGCTCCTGATTCTCCTGCAAATACAGTTACCTTACCTAATGGAACGCCTTTATGAAAGTCGCCACTAATAAGATAGTTAAGGGCATAGTTTCCTGTACTAATCCAATCCGTAGGGTCATTAAAACCACTACTCATGCCTGTGATCGATTTAGTCAAGTTTTTACGAAACTTGGAAACGTCAAATGCTTTATTAGCCATAGTATCTCCTTATTCAGATTATTGTGAAGGGCCACAAGGACCCCTCACTATAAAGCCGTATTAGTTTTGACGTGAACGGATCATTGCTAAAATGTCTTCCGCACTATTGTCTTTTGCTGGTTCAGCCACTGGTGCCGCCGCAGTTGCTTCTACTACTGGAGCAGTTGCTACTGGTTCCGCCACTGGAGCCGCTACTGGTGCAGTTGGTGCACTCTGACTTACAGCAGTTGCACTTGCACTTGCCGCCTTAGTCGGATCACCTGTTCTTGCCTGCATTCCCGCTGGACGGAAATACTGACCAAACTTTTCTGCATCATATGCTTCACCATCTACAGATGCTTGGAACATTTCTTGCATTACTTTAACCTCAACCTCTGAAGGCTTCTTAGGTAAAAAGTCTGACAAGTTGTACAAGCCATTCTTCTCAACTGCCGCAGTTTCAATATCAGTTAATGGACGATCTCTACGTGCCCAATTTGATGTTGAATAGTCTGCATAACCACCTTTAGAAGTTTTGATAATTCTAAAGTCTACACCTGCTGTGTAATCAGTTGGAAGTTCTTCCATATCTGGATCCATCAACGCACTTTTAATAAGTTGAAAAATCTGTGGACCAATAATAAAACGTCTGATTGGATTTTCAGGAGTACCATCTTCTGTTAGTCCGTTTTCGGTTACAAAGCCTTGGAATACGTATGAACGCTTTTTCCAATACTTACGACCCATATCTTCTAAAGTAGGATCTTTAAACCAACCTCGAACTTCGTTTAAGATTGCACATGACTCGCCGTACATTTCCATACATGGAATTTGTACTTGTACTGGACGTGAGTCTGTTTCGCCTTTGATACCTGCGAAAGGTAGTTTGATCATCAAACGCTCTTTCCAAAAGAAAGTGTTTGTGTCATCCATATCTGGAAGAAAACGTACAGTAGATTGTTCGCCTTCCTTTAAATTCCAAAATGGGTAAATTGCGTTGTCGCCGCCGCTTTTTGAACCACCGCTTGTGCGTGATTCTTGCTCTTTAAGTTTAGCTCTTATTTCTGCTAATGTTGCCATTGTTGCCTCCTATATATGCCTTTGGCTGTTTTAAGTTGTATTGCCTTGATTGTGCAGTACAGTTACTATAATACACAAACTTACTTATAAAGTCAAGTGAAACTTTGTCAAAAAAGTGACTTAGCCGTCCAAACCTGCTAAATGTTTAATTCTTTCCATCTCTGGATCCTGATTAGTAACTAATCCTTTCATGATCAGTGCCGCCGGTGCAAGTGATTGCTCTCCGTACTTTTTCTCACATGATGTAAGAACTGCTGTTTCACCTTTTGGAAAAGCGTTAGTTGTATAATCAAAATGTCCTTTAATGAATTCGTCTAATTCAAGTTCTTTCTTCTCACCTTTTTCTTCTGCGTCCCCGTCTGCTTTGCTAATTGAACCATCAGGTCCAATCTTAACATCCATAGTGTCGTCATCATCAGCGTCACCGCCCATCATGTCGTCCATGTCGCCTTCGGGTTCTTTCTCGGCCATCAGTTCATCTGCTGACCAAAAATCTTCTAATCTAAGTCCTGCCATTGCAATAGCATCTTCGAGTGTGTGTTCTTCACCGTCTGGTGTTTTGAACTTATCACCTTTTTTCATACCAGCCGCTTTTGCTTTTTGTACTGCTTGTGCAAATGCATTGCCTTCAAACTGTACTGACTCGTCTTTAATTAATTCTTTTTGATGCTTTTCAAGTTCTTCGATAGAATCAAACGTACCTGTTTCTTTACCATCTTTGTAAGAAATAAACTTACCGCCTGTGTGTTTTGCCGCAAGTCCGTATTTGTTCATGCCCATATCTGAAACTTCTGAAGTTGGACCTTGCTCATGTTTTGAGTTTGCTATAACATCATTTAAATGATTTTCAAAATCACTGTCCATATTCATGCCTTCATCTTCAACACCATTATATTCGTCAAAGAATTCTGCATCGCCATGCTTTTCAATAAACTCTTCTCTGCTCATGCTTTCAGCATCATCTTCTAATGCTCTTTTAACTGCACCTTCTACTTGAACACCTTCTTTAGTAGTTTTATCATTGTAACGTGGATCACCGTCTTTCATTCTTTTGTAAGCAGGCGAATTTAATTTCTTGTCTGCATCAGTAACGTCCATTTTGTCTGTGCCGTTATCTTGTTTTTCTTTTTCGTCTTCAACAAATAAATCATCTGGACCTAATTCAATTGATTTAGTTCCTTCTTTAACAAGACTGTAAATGTAAGGAAATACACCTTTCAAATCTTCGTTAAACTGACGAATAGTTAATTCATCAATCCAGTTACTTGCTATGTCTTCTGGTACTTCTTCCATTACTGTTTCTTGGAAGTTTTCCATTGCTTCTTTGTAGTAAGCATTTCTTTGTAACTTATGTACAGTTTCTTTTACAGTGTCAATTCTGTTATTAACAATGTCCATGTAACCAGCAAGACCCTCTGCCATTACACTTGATCTGTTCATGTAAGTTTTGAAAGTACGTAATTTAGAAAGTTCTTCGCTGAGTGAAACGATATGTTTTCCAAATGAATCGTACTGATTTCCGCCTTCGCTTACATGTTGTGCCATTGCTCTTGCACCGTTTAGATGTTTGAATGGATACTTGTATCTTTCTCCATCACCACTTTCAACATATATGCTATGAATTCTTTGTGTTCTTCCTGCAGGATTTTCAAAATCAACTGCCTCATTATGTTTAACAATGATCTTTGCATTGCCAACGTCTTGGAAACTTGTTTTAGAAGTTCCGTATAGTTTCGATTCACTCATTTGGTTTTCTCCGGGTCTATTTTTTTGCGAAAGGTAATCGTAATCTCTCTTGTCTAAGTTAGTTTTTGTTATATCTCTTGTATCAAAATTTAACATTCTCTTTTTAGCAAACTGTCTTAGTTCTTTCATAAAGCCATACCAGTTGTTTTTTACTGATTCTGTAGCATCTGTGATTAAATCGTTGTTATAAAGTATAACTAATTCTTTCTCATCAATGGTTACATTAACTTTTTTACCGTTGCTAAAGTCAAAATCAAAGAAACGTGCCTTTTCAGGTACATTTGTAATAGTACTTTCTTCGTCACCAATAGTAATCTTTGGGTAACGACCTCTAATCTTGTTAAACAGTTCTTCTGCAATTTTGTCCAAGTTTATCATATTAATATTTATCCTAATACACTCCAGTTACGAATATCGGCATAGGAGCCTCGTATTCCTGGTCTGTGTCTAATTGTCTGAACGTATTGTATACTCGTGGATCCCAATCCTTGAGTACTTCCATCATACGTATGTTCAATAGTACTGCACTTACAAGATCGTCTGTTTCGCCAGGCTTTGCTTTATAACTTGTTCCTGATGCTACAAACCCTTTCATCTCTGATATCAATGCTTTACTGTTTATCTGCATTTTGTCATTCTCGACCATCGTCTTGAACTTTGAACAAGCACTAATTTTACTTCTATGTGTAGTGTTAAATCCTTTACGGAACTTTCTAATATGTCCTTTACGTATTGGTTCACTTACAAATAGTCCTGGTATATTCTCTTCCCCTACGTCACCAATAACTAATAACGCCGCTTCACCAATAGTATTATTTTCAATACTCCAATAGATGTTGTTTGCACCCGGGGCTTTACATTCAGCATTAATGTAATCGCATATATCTTTTAAAACTCTAATTTGTCCTGGAATGGGTGTAGTATTATGTCTCCACTCTGCAACTTGTTTATAACTTGGTAATTCAAATACTTCAATAGCGGCATAGTCTCCACCAGTACCCATACTTGGATCTAAACTAATACAATATGTTTGATCACGTTCAAGTTTTTTATACCAACGTGTTTGACCTATATTCTCAATTGGCTCTATACCGGGCATGCCTGCTAACTTAATACTATTGATAAGTGTTTCGTCAAATACTAAGAATTCACAACCATACTCACGTCTAAATCTTTCTTCACCAATACGACCAATTTCTGTTTTCTTCCATTCTTCGTCTCTGTCTGGGTGTTCTTCCCACTTG